GTTTGTTTTTCAGGAGTAAATACAGTGCTTTATTGTTCTTCTAGTTGAGCATCGTCTAATACTGTATCAACACCCTTTACAGATGGCTTTACAACTGTACCACCTAATTCACTTACAATATCTGAAACAACATCTGAGCTTCCAGAAATGTCTTTAGAATTAGCTTCAAATTCTACCCCTCTTTTTTCGTCAATGTATTCATCAGTTCTATAGGGATTATCAATTGTATCATCTACGGCATCTACAGCATCATCTACGGCATCTACAGCATCATCAACTACGTTTACATCTTTAGATGCCTCATCAGCCTCAACTTTGCTTTCAACCTTTTTAGTACCTTTCTCTAGGTCAACGTCAGAAAAATCTTTAGGTATAAGTTTTTTACCACCCCACTTTACCGTCCTAATAACTGCTTCAAACATCTCACCTAAAAGAGCACCCTCTAAAGCATGTTTTCCAGCCCTAATACCAGAAGTGTCATCTGCATCCGTTTGTAATTTTTCTGTTGTCCAATCCATAGAACCAGCAACAAGTTTTGTTACATTTTCCCAAACGCCTTCAGGATATCTTTCTTTATTTTCTTTTATCCATTGCTGCATATCCGGGTCATTCTGTATATACTCAGACATGTTGCCTTCACCATAAAATGCAGTAGCATCAGCAGCAGCACCTTTTACAACAGTTGATAAGTGCTTCTGTTCTTTTTGAAATTTTCTACCAGTCTTGGTCAAGTTTAAAGCTTTTCCAAAAGTTATATAATTTACAAGAAATTGGGATAATGCTTTAGGTAATTCTTTTGTAAGACCTCCGCTACCATAATCTGGTTTAGCTATAAATTCACCAACATTATCTATATGTAAACCCTTTAAAAAGCTTTTGCGAATAGAATCATCTTCCCAATCTAAATTAAGTAAATCTCCTGTACCGTCTTTTAAACTGTCTAGCGTAGAAAGCCCTAAATCAACAAAGGAGGTTACTGTATTTCCAGCACCAGTTACAGCACCTTCACCTATACCAGTAGCTACATTCCCCATTATCTCTGTGGTGTTTTTTAAGAAAGACTGCCCTTGTTCCACCTCCCCAGTTTTGGGGTCTGTTTCACCTACTGGGGTAATTTCTTTTTCATCTAAAACAGCCTGTTTGTTTACTCTATCTCTTGAAGCCGCCACCTCTGCTGCCCAAGCAGCATCTTCAACCGACTGCGATTCTTCTGTTGCCATTAGTTTGGACTCCAAGTTTGTTCATAATAACTTCTATGATTTCTTTTTTCTTTTTTAAGGGATTCTTCTTCAACTGTATCCCCCAATTTTATAGCCAAATCTAATGCTCTTTTAAAACTATGCTGTGAATCAAAGCGAGGACTAAATTGTCTCTGATATTGGTCTCGTAAACCACCATCTTTATTCCACTCTCCTTTCTCAATTCCACCAACAATTTTTTCTACTGCTCTATTTTTAAAATGATTCCTTTCTATTATATTATCAGCTATGTTCTGTAAGTCTGTTTCCTCTACATTCTGCCATCCACCCTTATTGGCAACCAGTGCCGAAACTTCATCGTGAAATGCAAGTTGTGCTAAAGTTACTTTTACTGACCTTTGACGGTCTACATTAGAATATTTTTCTTCAGAATATTTTCCGGCAGAACCTTCGGGGTCAAGCATCTTTTGAATGAAATCTATTCGTTGCTTATATTGTGGTTTATTCCCAAAATATTTTTCATCATTACGCCCTTCTAGCAGCTTTTCGGCTGTCAACATATCTTTATAATGACCGTGTATTTTAGTATAGTCTTGGTCATTAACAGCACCAAAGAATTGTCGCACTTCAGCAGTAGTATTAATTTTTCCTAACTTAATACTTACATTAACTAAATAAAGTAAGTGTTCATCTACTTCAGTTCTTGTTGCTGACTGCTCATCTTTATAGTCAGACCGATTTGCCCTTATGGTAGCTATTGCAGTATTTCTCAAAGTTTGTAGCTGTCCATCATTTCCTGTTTCAGAAGCCATTGTTTCTAATACCGGGTCTTCTAATGCTTGGAGTGCTCCTTTAGGGTCTGTATGAACGTATGCCCCTATATCTAAAAGTAACTGATTAGTTTCGGAAGTTTTTATATCTTTAAGTTCTTTAGCACGGTCATCAAGGGCTTTTGTATGAGCCTTAACTGATGTATCCCACAAAGCATTTATCCTATCTGTAAAATCTGGGTTGTACCATAGCCCGGGAGTTCCGTCAGGTTTAGGTTCAAGAAAATAATCAATAAGATTATAATTTCCGTTATCTGCTGCTGCTGCCACAGCACTATAAACCATTTCATCAACCTCTTGGTTAGTAAGAAAAACTTCTGTACCAGCCACATACATTGAATTTAAATTTTGTTTAAGCCATTCCAAAGGTTTATCTTCGGCAACACCTTCCTTTACAACATTATCAATCATAAGCATTATGTCAGTTTTTTTCTTTAGATTAATCTTTTCTGACAAATACTCTCGTTGTTGTTTTTTTATATCAGTTTCAACATCTGTTAATGCATTTAAATATGGTTCGGCAAAATCCGGGTCACTTAAATCTCTTTCAGAAATTTTTAAGTTGTCTCTTATAAAGCGATTAATATCACCATTATCTTTATCAAACTCATTATCATATTTATTCCTCAACTCTTCTGCGGTATTTTGTGCTTGTAAAACAGCACCATGTTTAAAGTAAGCTTCTTGAAACCAAGGAGAATCTTCAGGTCTTAAATTACCTTTTAAAATTTCTTCAGTAATTTCATCCTTATCCATTAATTCAATCCTTGCCATTCGTTCAGCACGAATAGCTTCATTCTTAACAAACTCATCGTGCTTGGCATTCATGTATTTTTCAAAGCCGGGAGAGGCTTTTGATAAGCCCTCTGCTAATGAACTTAAAGCTGTATCATCACTTGGCATTATGGTTGTATCTACTGGTCTTGCAGAAGGTGTTGCAACAGGTCTACTTATTGTTGTATCACCAACAACATTACCTTTAGAACCCCTTCTTTTAACTCTACCAGAAACAGTTCCAGATGAAATGTCTACACTATCTTCAGCCATTATCTTTATCGCCCTAAGTAAGATTTAACATTAGTTCTTCGTTTTGCTCCGGAAGGGGATTTCATAGTAGCGTTAGCTCCAGCAGAACTGCCGCCCGGTATTCCATACTGACTACCTCTACGTAATCTTTGTGTAGTCTTTGATTGAACAGTAGATAGGTCTTTACTAGCTGGTTGACCAGCATATGTTCCGGCAACATCTCCGGCTGTTTCCATAATTGTCATAGCTAAACTAGGTCTATCAATTGCATTCATTCTTGATTGTGTATCAGCATGTGCTCCACGCTCATCTCTATCAACTTGCCTTAAATCTCTATCTGTTTTTGTTTGTATATTACCAGCAGCCATTCCAGTTTTCATATCATTATCTTGTAGTAAATGCATAATTACATTTCCATATGAACCTCTATCTCCACTAGCTGCCATCATTTCACCTTTTCGTTCTAATGATTCAATGGTTAATTCTAATATATTTTCTCTTTCTGTTATAGCTAATTCATCTCTTAGCTCGTCATACTGTTTATTTAAATTAGCCCAACCAGCTTCGAGTGCATCCTCTTCTGCATCGGCTTGTGCCTTTGCACTCATATATCCGGCAACACCTTTAACAACCATAAAGACACGCATAGCCGTCATTGCTGTTGCTGGGTCACACATTTTGAATCCTCATAAACTGATAATACATTTCATTGTTTCTTCCATATTTAACCTTGAATAACATTTTAAATCCTAAATACTTTAACCATTTAATTGCAACAACATTTTCACAATGTACATAATTCGTTAAAGTTTTATAGTGCTCATGCATTTGGTTAACATATTCAGGACACTGTTTTAAAAACGATAAAGCTACTCTAGGTAATTTATTTGAACATAAAAGCCAAGGTATTCCAAAATCAATTTCGGATGGAGAGAGACCAAACATTCCTATTGGCTTACCTCTATGATAAATTGAATAACACAATAAAGATTTTTCAATAGCTAAAGATAAAACTCCCTCAACATTCTCCCTAACAGCCAGCACTTCTTTTTTATCAATATCCCTTAATCTAGGCTCTAGGTATTCTGCATCCTTAATTCTTGCCTCATGAACGTGAGGCTCTTTGGTGGAGCATTCCTGTCCACTCTGCACTCTGGAACACACAGGGTAAATGACTGTCGTTTGTGATAACAATTGTTACTCCTGATGAATCTGATAATAAAGGAAAACGATATGCACCAGAATCTAAATTAATTGTTCCAACAGTAATGTTAGTTCCAAGTGTTCCCCCCGTAAATTCGTTTGTTGCTGTGTCCCTAAATTCAGGGGTTACTTCGACTTTAAAGAAAGCGGTATCAGTATAATTTATTGCCATATTACGCATCATTAATTTTGATTCACGTAAAGGATTATCTTCACCGTCTTTTATAAATTGCTCAGAGAATTGATATTTAAATTCATAAGGTATTCCTACAAAACAAGTAGATGCTGAAAAGTCTCCGGTAGCTACGACTGTAGTAGTAGTAGGTCTAGCTATGCCACTTAATAATTTTTGACCAGCTTTACCAGTAAATCCATTTGATAAAATAACATCTACTGTTGTTCCTGTTGGAACTACATAAGGGATTGTCCAAGTTGTTTTATCTGTACCAGAATCATAAACCCCAGTTAATGATGCTTTTCTATCTAATAAATTTAAGAAGTTTAATCCTGTGTCGGTTAACCCAACCTGTAATTCTAACTTATCTAAATAAGTTCCGTCACTTCTTTTACTCACGATAAATAAATCTGTTTCAATCATTTTGATACCCATTATGGTATCTTCTGAATCAAAAACCCATTTACCCCAAGCTGCCTGTACTTTATTATTACCTTGCCAAAAGTATTTATAAACATATATTTCGTTTGGAGTATCTGTGGAAATACCAAAGATAACATTCTCATTAGAAGAAGCTTCTAATTGAAATATATTTGCTGGCACAAAATTTGGTACGTGTGAAGTTATAGTAGTAGCATCGTTACTGATTACATTATCTTCTACAAAGAACTCCATTAACGCACTATGGTTTCCTCTAGGAACTGAAAAGTAAACATTAGCTCCAGCTCCTACCGGGGAAGCTTTATCACTCGCCTCAAACTCTGTAGTAACTTCTAAGGCTGCGGTCTTTGGAGATAATACAGTTTCATCTGATAATAAAAATTGTGTTTGTGATGAAAATAATAATAAGGTTTTATCAAATGGTAGTGCGTGGTTTAAAGTAGCAACTTTAACATGTCCGGGAGATATATCTATAGGGTCTGAATCTACAAGAGTTGTTGCAGACTCTCTCCAAAAATTAAAATCAATTGCTGGTGCAGAAGATAATATACAATTCTCTCCAGCTAGTATTCCAAATCTATTCTTATGTAAAAAGACATCATTAATTTTTTTACCAATAAAACTTGGTGTAATATTAGATTCTTCATCTCCAACTAATCTGTTAGCCCAAGTAACAACATTGAATGTAAATTCATCTGTTGCTGTTCTTACCAATTGGTGAGGCATTGTGGTAGCCGTAAACTGGTGAGTAATCCCTGGTTTTACAGTTTCATTCCAAGAATTAGTTTCTCTCTCTACATAAAAATTATCAAAATTATTAGCATCATCTCCGGCAATTTCATGGAGGTCTCCAACAGTGGGGGATGTTGGTAAATCAGCAAACTTCTGAACAGTGCTTGTTAATGTCCCCGGAACAACAGCAGCATCCATAGCAGTTGTTATAGTTTTATTTACAATGAAAGTAAAGTCGGCTATGGTTACAACAGCAAAATCATTCCTTGGGTCGCTGCTATTTAAATATGCTGCACTAGCAGTAAACACTAAAGTCATAGCTGTTCCAGCCATATTAAAAACTTTTAATGTTCCGTTCTCAATTATTAAAATATATCTTTCTACACTATCTCTATTTATAAAGTGTACGAAACGATTAGCAGTCACATCAGTATTTAATTTTGCAACGTGTTGCGTTGGCGGTCTTTTAGACAACCCCTCAACAAGAGCTGGATAAGCGTTTTCCTGTACTTCGCCTTGAGATGCTAATCTAAGAGAAGCTGGCTGTTGACTTATTCCATTAAACATAGAAGGGATAGAACGGTTTACTAAAGCAGAATGAAATTTAGTAGCCATTATATGAACCGATGAACTGACTCAGCAGAGTAATTATCGTCATTCATATTGAAGTCTCCATTATTATTATGTGCTCGTTCACACTCCGCCCTAGCCCTTAATTCATCTTCTTGAGTATAAGCGTGAATAGTATCACTACCATAAACTCTATCTTGAAAAACTCGACAAGCTCTTATAATAATGTAACGTCTTACTGCTTCTGGTAAATCTGTAAATTCTAATCCTAATACAATGTGATATTTTATAACATCCTTAATAGTGAAGGTATTGTTTTTTCTGTCATACATTTTACCTCCACGAAAAACAAAATCATGATTATTAAATTCTTGGGAAGTATCAATTCTTAAAGCATTCCCGGGTACTATTATATTGTTAGAAACATCTGGTGCTATTTCTAAATTTTCTTCTGTATTAAACCACCAACCCTCTAACTGTACTGACCTATTAACTTCTGTTAAAACATTCTCGGCTATTACCGCATCAGCCGGGGATGCACTAGAACTGGTAGAAGGTAGGCTATTTACAGGAGCTTGACCTATAACAGCAAGCATACTGTTAACGGCTTCTAATTCGGTTGATAGAGCTAATGCCATGTTTTTACCTTAATATTGGTGTTTTATAAAAAATTCGAGGCTCTCATTTCACTTCTAAGAGCTTTTAAGGAGGACACCCTTACTCTAGGGTCTCCGAAAATAAGTAAAAAATGGGGGGAAAGACTCCCCCCGGGTCAATAACTTATTAAGTTATCAGTAACTCAACTGCACATTCTGGACGTAAGATGCCATGACCACACAGATATTTACCCACTAATAGTGAGCCTTGTCTGCGGATATCATATGCACTTTCCGTCTGAACATTCATCAAAGAGGCTGTTCCCATTGCAGACTTATGCCAAACTAGGGCTTGAGTCTTAGAGAAATCTCCCTGATAGTCAGCATCGCCAGTCGTGATATTCGTGCTTGGTAAGTGGTTAGACTTAACAATATGAATACCAGCTACTTTCAATACTGAACCTTCAGCATAAGCACCACTACCACCCCAGTCACGGTTTAGTACATCAGTAGTTTGAGCTACTAAGTAGTACTGTGCCGGACGTAGGACACAATAGCGGTCATTTTCTGGAATATCTTTTTCATCCAGAGTTTGTGCTGCCGTAAATATACTGGTAGCAAGTCGTGTACCAGTGTCATCCATGTCTACATGGGACACCTGAGTTCCACCATTACCACCTGTTATAGTCGCGGCTGCACGAGCTGCTAAACATCCTGTCTGAGCTACGTGTTTGTCGTAGGTGTTAGCTAAGATTGTACCTAACTCAGAACTATAAGCCGAGCGAACATCATAATGGTTCATAGCTTCATCAATGTTTGCAATAAACACATCTGCTACAAGCAAGTCATCAATAGTGATAACCTTCTCGTTGTGTTTAATTGCAGTACCGACTAGCTCTGCACCCGGAGTATGAGAGGCTGCCGTTGCAGTTCCAATTACTGGGAACTGTGCTGACTTACCTGAACTAATACTCCTGACGTTATGCAACGGCTTAAAAATGTTATTCGCCTCAAAGGTCGTTAGAACTTCACCAGCAAAGACTTTCAGCATTAATGCTGTAAAATCAGTACCAGTATTATTCACAAGACCTAGGCGAGAAACGGTTGCTGCTGTCATTTCTATATACCTATAGTATGATTAATAAAATCCCCGAGGGGCTATTATTGTATCTACCACACCAACCTTAAACTAGAGTTGTCTCCCTCGAGAGGCTTTCGTGAGTTGAAGGATTTCTACAAATTCTTACAAGTTACGATGAGGTAAAATATCTTTAGACCTCAGTAACTTTTGTTCTACATCTTTTCTAAATGCTGGGTCAGAAGCATATCTTGGGTCAGTCATTGCTTCCCTCATTTCTGTTTCAGACCTAAACACATCTGTTTGAGCACTGGAGGCTTCACCTCTTAAAGAAACTTTAGGGGGCTGTCCATTTTGTGCTATATATTTTTGATGCATATTTTGGATTGCTGATTCAACGACATTGGAATCTCCTGAATCTACTAACTGATTAAATTTAGTTAGGTCAGAATCAGGTAAAGAGTTCTTAGCCCATTGTACCATTTCACCATACGCATCTTTCCCACCAGCCAAAGCATACATTTGGTTTTCATAGGCTTCAGATAAAGCTTTCTGTCCTTTAATATATGCATCAACATAATCATTAGGGATACCAGATTTTTCTAATTTATCATAAGAGTCTTTTGATAGTTGTCCAGTTGCCTGATACTCTTCAGTGAACTCTTTGAAACTTAGGTCACCCTGTTCTGGTGTTTCTTCAGTGGGTGTTTCTTCTGGTGTAGTTTCTGTATTGGTGTCCTTACTTTCTTCACCACCAGCCTTCTTCTGCCAATACTGAGTCTCTTTACTCCAAGCCTCATGATTGATTTCGCCTGTCTCTGAATTAAAATATTTTTCAGGAACATGCTCAGGTCTTTCTGGTGTCGTTACTTCCGCATCAGAGTTATCAGATACTTCTTTGTCACCCTCAGCAGCTTGAATCATAGCTTCATTATACTCAGGTGTATCCGGCTCTAATGGTTGTGTAGCTGTATCTTCCATTAGTTATATTTTACAGTAGTTCCGTCTTTAGATTTCTTTTCGCCCTTTAAAACGGGTGACGAACTCTCAGTCTTATAGACTACTTTCTCTTTTTTCTCAGTCTTAGCATTATAATTGCCGGGACGAGATGGGTTTGCATTTGCCATTTATTGCTCTCCTGTTGGGGGTTGAGGCATTTCAGCGTTATCTAATGCACCTGTTTTACTTAATGCATTAATGCCGGGTGTTACTGCTTGTTGAATCATCTGTGCTCGTTGTGCTTGATTATCAGCTTCAGTCACTTCTTCTTCAGTTCTAATTAAATTCTCAGTATCTACCTTTAGTGCTGCACCCCTTCTCTTTATGTACTCACTAATATTTACATACTTAGCTGCAACTTCTGGTGATAGTGCAAATATATCTTTTACTAAATTATCTAGTTTAATTAAATCGTGGGTTCTACCTAACGCATCAAGCCCGGTTGTAATTACAGGACTAACTAAATCTTCTGGTAGAGCTGGGAGAATTTTCTTTTTCTCCATATCCCTCATAACTAATTTAACTAAAGGTAATTGTAATTCTTGGGAGAGTATAGAATAAATTCCACCAAGAGAATCATCTAGTTCACCAGCCATATATCTTATTTCTTCTGCTGTTACTCGTTCTGCATCTCTCTGAACTGCCTCACGTAACATGAATGCAGAAGACAATCTATCTTCGATTCTAGCAACAGTATCTAATGCAACACGAAAGTCTGCGAACTTATCCATTTGAATTGTAGAAACATCGTTGGCAGTACCAGTACGGAAAGCTCCACTGGTAGCTTTATTTAAATCATCAGCCTTAGTTACACCATTAGGGTTCACTAAGAATACAACCTTAGCAGCAGCATTAGCTGCAACAACAATAGAACGATGTAGTTGCTCTAGGGTAATTAAATCGCCTAAGTATTCTTCACCGTGTCCACGTCCCCATGACTCAGAATCTACTTTATGTAATCTAAGTGCAAGCCAAGGTAAATTATCTTTTGAATAAGTTCCCTTACTATCTGGTACATCGTGTCCATTTAAAACTTGTTTAACATAATACATTTCTTTATTACTGTTCCACTCAACACATGTGAACATTTCTGTTTGCTTTAATAAATCGTCTGAATCTTTTATATCACATGCAGAACGAACCTCTGGTTCTAATTCTTCTGGAACAACTAATTCTTTTAATATAATTTTTAATAATTTTCCGGTCGGTGCTCTTGATACTACATACTTATCCATGCCATAAACATTTAAACCACACTTCTCTGAATGACTATCGTAATGAACTAAAACATTTCCAGATGAAAGTAGGTGTTTTAATAATTCAAAGAAGTTTGTTCTAATAGGGGAGGCTTCAACATAATCCATTACTGAGTTTTCAATATCGGATAAGGCTTTGTCAACTTGAGAGGCATCCTCTACACCCATCTCATCTTTTTTAAACTTATCTAAAGCGAGACGAAAGAAGGGACTGTCAGGGGGAAGGAGTGCAAGTAATAGTTTTGCGGATAGATTTGTTATACCTCTTGCACCTAAACTTTGGTATGGTGTAGGTAAGTCACTAGAGCCTTCATGACCTTGAGGTGTAATTAAAAATGGGAGGGTAAGTTCTGATACTCGTCTTGCTCGTCTTAGGAATGGTTCACGTTTAGTTTCCATTCTTGTGTAACGAGCTTTAACGGATTCTTTTGAGTTATACATTTAAGTTGTTTGAGGGATATTAAGACCAGACTTTTCTGGAGTATTTAAATCAACTTTAAATCCAGAAGTTCCAGTACGTTTTGCACGAGAAGCTAAGTTAGCTGCTAATGCTTTATTACCTCTACCAAATGTAGGGGCTTCATCTCGTTTTACAACCTCTGCCTTTGGCTCTGGCGGTGGTATTGAAGGTGCTTTGGGTGATAAGAATGAGCACATCTATTTGTAACCCTCTTTCTCTTGTTGTTTAGAGATTTCAATTAATTGATTAACAACAAACTGAACTCCAGCATCGAATGCGATGTTCCAAGGAGTTAGTGGTGTATTGGCATCTCTATCTGTAGGAGCTTTTAGGGGATAAACATTAGATAAGTACTGAGCAAATTCCGGTGCTATGTAAGGTTTTTCTTCCATTAAAATTTTGTCCACATTAAGGGATTACCACAAAGGTTACTATTTAACGGTAACATCTTGATTAACCAGATATTCTAATAACCATGCTAGATATACTTTAGCCTTAGCTAAATCCTCTAAACCGTCAGCATGTTTATCCGGGTATCTTGAAATATATTTAATAACATTTCCTCTTAGATAACCCTCCATTTGTTCAGGAGTCATTACTGACTTCATGTAATCTATTG